AGCCACATCGCATTCAAAAAAAGTGGGAATACACTGGTATCCTTGAAGGGTCCAGCCTTGCCAGTCGGGATGACTTAGACACGGACCCGCCTTTTGAGGACTCAAACCTGGTAAGCAGGGCATGGCGCCAGACCAATCGTCGCATCGAACGGTGCCATCACCATTGGGCACATTGCAGGAGTCCATTGACCCAGAACATGGTTGAGAACCTGGAGGGCTTACAATAAACTGAATGTTGCTGAGTTTCAAATTGTCCCCGGGTTGAGTCAAGTAGTACTGGTCGCACTGATGACAACCCGGCGCAAAACTGAACTTATCCACTCCGATCGCGTCCGTCATCGATCCCGAACTCATAAACACACTGGCGGCTTCACAGGTCCCATTGTTACAAAAGAAACCGGGATCGCACGGGGGATTACAGGTTCCGGTCTTGGGTCCATATCCATTGAGGAAACATTGTTGCGCCACGTCTCCTTGCGGACTCAGGGGACACGTGCTTTGGTCCTTGTCATAAGGCTGAAGCACCATGGAAAGCATCGTTCCTAGGTCATAAGGAGGAAAAGAACTCGGGACTTCATTTTTCGGGAACTTGGAACAGTCAACCCCAGGGGCACACGTTGCACGACACGAGGGACAGACATTCATGGCTGCTTTTGTTTTTGTTCTTTTCGATCGAGGTTTAAGTCATGCGTCTCATTCCCAGGCAGAGGTTTTTTGAGTCTCACCTCGTCGAACGACTCCATTGTCTTTTCCAATTTCTCTGTTCAAATAAAAATCCGTCTGCGGGTTTTTGATCTCCTCTTTGAACAGTTAGTAAAATGAACAGTTGCATAGGTGCCACCAGTCCTGCTGCCTTAACCCAGTTGGTCGCCTTGGGCGCTGCCGACGTGTACCTGACCAAGTGTCCGACGGTGACCTTTTTCCGTTTTCGGTACAACAAGTACACGAACTTTGCGATGGAGTCAATTGAGCAGACTTTCAACACCCAGGTTTCGTTTGGTGGGGACTGTCAGATGACTTTGAACCGAAACGGGGACCTGATTTATTTCCAGTACGTGGTCATCGACTTGCCAGGCATAACGTGCTGTCAACCTCAGGTGGCGGTTTGCGGCATTGGCGGCAACCAGTTCCCTTGTTGCGACCCATGTGACCCGTGTGGCGACGGTCCGGCCCCTCAATGTGTGTGCCCCGGGACAATTATCAGTAGCCCTCAGGAAGAGGACGAGGAATTTGGGACCGTGGACGATGTGGACCTGTGTACTGGTCTCGAACGGCCCTGGTGTCACTATGTGAACGCCATTGGGCAGTTTTTGGTCAAGAAGGCGTGTTTGGTGATTGGTGGTCAGATGAACGACAATTTGTACAATGATTTTTTGTTCATGTGGGAAGAACTCACGGGCCAGCCTGGCAAACGGTTGACCGAGATGGTAGGCAAGCGGTTTACTCGGGCTCAATTGGTGGCCGATTCGCAAGAGGACCGACGTCTGTACGTACCTTTGCCGTGGTGGTTTACGTACACGTCCGGTAATGCACTGGCTCTGGTTTCCTTGCAATTTCACGGGGTCCAGATCTTTGTGTGTTTCGAGGAACTGCGTCGGTGTGTACAGGTCTCTGACTGCGACGTTCTCGTGGTCAAGTGCCGCGACTGCCAGCCCCTGAATTCCAACGATCTCCAGGCACGTCTCGAGACGGTGTACATTTACTTGGACATTGAGGAAAGAGACCGGTTCGCCGCCGGATCCTTTGAGCAACTCATCCAGCAGCACCAGGTCTTCCAGGCCACCTTCAAGAGTTGCCAGATCCGTATGCAACTCAATTTCAACCACCCAGTCATCGAACTCATCTGGGCAGTCCGTCGCAAGTGCCAGGAACTCTGCAACAACCACTTCAATTACTCGGGCAAGTGGGGCAAGGATCCCATCAAGTATGTCCATTTGCGTCTCAATAACCAGTCCCGGTTCAGTGGGCGCGAGGGACGCTATTTCCGCTTGGTCCAGCCGTGGCAATTCCACACCGACATTCCAGACTCGTTCGTCTACTGTTACTCGTTCGCGCTTCACCCAGAAGAGGTCCAGCCTTCTGGTAGCGCCAACTTTTCGCGACTTGATGTCGTCGAACTCCTCTTCGATCTCCAAGACGGATTGTCCGACGAAGAAGTCGCGGTCGTGGTTTTCGCGGTCAGTTGGCAAGTATTCCGCTATCGCGCTGGGCTTGGTGGCGTGGCCTTCGGTAACTAAACGGTGTAAAGACTGCTTCTGAGATCACAAACACGCCATGGAACTGAAAGGAGGTGCCAATAAAGAATGATGTGTATTTAACGAAATTTGCCTGCTTATTATCATCTAGACAGCCACAGAAAAGCAGCGGTCCAAAAGGAGAAAAGATCCGGCACCCGGAGCCCAAATAACGATGAAAATCGTGGCTTTGAGTGGGAAAAGAGGCCATGGCAAAAGCACTCTGGCTCACTATCTCATTGAGCATCACGGATTTCAGGAATTTTGCTTTGCAAATCCACTGAAAAAGGCCGTGGCCGAGATCTTTGGGTTCAGCGACTATCAACTCTACGATCCTCAGGGCAAGGAAACCATTGATCCGTTCTGGGGTGTCACGCCTCGTGAAGTGCTGCAAGTGTGTGGAACAGAGTTGTTTCGGGATCGACTGCCCCAGAGTTTGCCGACCACGGAAAATCTTTGGATCAAGGCTCTTTTTCGCAAGTTGCAAGATTTGGAAGACGAGGCCAGGGTTGTCGTCTCCGACTGTCGCTTTCCCGATGAATGGAAGTTTATGCGGGCACTTGGAGCCAAGATGGTGCGTGTCGTGCGGCCACGGTTGGTCGCGGACGAAGCGTTGGCTCACCATCCGAGTGAAACCGCGCTCGACAACCTGGACCTTTACACGCCTGACGAAGTTTTTGTCAACGATGGGACAAGTGAAGAACTGGTGCAAAAGTTCAGTGTTCGGGTGCAACACTGGATCCAACCGCACATATGAGCCACCACCACCCAGACCACTCCCCCCAAAAAACTTGACTGCTTTCGTGCTCCTAGTAAACATTCTGGACTGTGACTGTTTTAGCCTCGATAATTGGAAAAGAATTCAAGTTTTTTGCGAGGGCGAGTTTGCGGATCGTCCAAAATCCAAACTCAAAGCACCAAACTTGCAAAAAAACCCTAGTCCTGGGAACGTGTCGTCTATGTATGGTCCTTAAGCAATCATAAAACGACTGGTCCAGAATCGTTATGTTTTGAATGTCTGGTACTGTGAAGCAGTCTCGAAAAAGGATTGAGAAACATAACGATTTGCAGCAGTCGATTTTTTTTTTGCAAACTCCAAAAAAAAAATTTTTATTTAAAATTGATCGTACACACCAGTCAAGAATTTGTTTTGACAAGATGAAAACTTGTATACACAAAAACTTTTTTTTGCAAGGTCCAGAATCGTTATGTTTTGAATGTGTGGTTTTTTGAAGCAGTCATAAAAAACGACTGGTCCAAAGTCATTATGTTTTGAATGTCCGGTCCTTTGAAGCAGTTATTTTTTTTGAAAGTCCCGAAAAACGTATTGCTGTACTAATTCCATGAATCTCAGTACAAACAATTTTAATGATCAAAAAGTTGCTCCAACGAATCAATTACGGGTTAGGGTTCAAAAGCGAAATAGAAGAAGGACGAGTTGTCAGACTGAAGTATGGTCAATGGCTCTTCCGACGGAGCATACGAAGTCACAGTGATGCTAACGCCGGGGCTCACTGTGGCGACGAGAAATCCTAGCAGAGGGATGTTCTGGAGGTTGTTATTATCATTCACGCGGGAGAACAAGACAATCGTGTTCGACGTCACGGCAGTGGTCGAGATAGTCGCGACGCCAGCATTCAGGGTCGCCAAGCCCCTAACGGTCCCGTGAATGACCAGTTGTCCCGAGGCAGTCGATTGGCCTCCGGCACCGAGAATAATGGAATTGCTTACGGTTCCCGAACTCACATCGGCTCCTTGGCCCAAGGCACTATTGGAACTTCCCGTAGTCACCGTATTTAGAGACGCGGCTCCCACGGCAACATTACTGTTGCCACCGTTACACGTGGCTAAGGCTGAATAACCCTGAGCAGTATTTAGTGCCCCGATTTGGTTGGCCTTCAAGGCATTGACCCCGACGCCCGTGTTAAAGTTAGCCGTAGTGTTTCCTTGTAAACTACCGTATCCCACAGCCGTATTGAAAAGTCCGTTGTTTTCGTTCAAACTACTGTTGCCGATAGCCGTGTTGCCTGAGCCCGAGGTGGCATTGCTGAGCGCGTTGGTGCCCACGCTGGTATTGTCAGTCCCCGTGGCATTCGGAATGGCCGTGCCAAATCCCAGGGCCAATGAACCGGGTTCCACGCTAGACAAGACTTCAGAATTCTGAAGTTCGTAGTACTCCTGCGCGTCAATAATGGGAGCCGTCAGATTTCCAAGTGGAATGTTACTGCCAGTCCCCTGCTCGTTGTCCACGTTGTTGGCATAGATATTTTCCGCCGACAATTGGTTAAAGACCCCATGGTGGGAAACTCGCAAGTTCTGAAACTGTGTGTCAGCATTCTGAGGAGTTTTTCCAAACGCCATTTTTTTGTTTCTTGTTTTGTTGTGTTTGTTTTTTGGTGGGATGTTTTTTTTTTGTGGGATGTTTTTTGTGTTTTTTTTTTAGCGTTCGAATCCAAAATAAAAAACGCTCGATTCATCGTTCGGGGTGAGGGTTCGTGGGTCTGGGGCATTTAGGGAGTTGATGGTGAAAGAAACGCCAGGCGTTACGGTAACTTGCAGCATTCCAATTGTAACGCTGTCAATAATATTGAATCGGGTCACCAAGATCACCGTGTTCGACGTCACCGCAGTAGTCGGGATAGTCACGGTGCCATTCAGCAGGGTCGCCACGCCGCTAACGGTCCCGTGAATGACCAGTTGTCCCGAGGCAGTCGATTGGCCTCCGGCACCGAGAATAATCGAATTGCTTACGGTTCCCGAACTCACATCGGCTCCTTGGCCCAAGGCACTATTGGAACTTCCCATAGTCACCGTCCCTAGAGACGCGGCTCCCACGGCAACATTACTGTTGCCACCGTTACACGATGCCAAGGACCCAAACCCGTGAGCAGTATTTAGTGTCCCGAAATGGTTGACCATCAAGGCATTGACGCCGACGGCCGTGTTACTGTTACCCGTAGTGTTTACTTGTAAACTATTGTTTCCCACAGCCGTATTGAAATTGCCGGCATTGTTTTCGTTCAAACTACTGTAGCCGATAGCCGTATTGCCGATGCCCGTGATGTTATTGGCTAACGCAGAGGCACCGTGGGCCGTATTGTAGTTCCCAATGGTGTTGCTCGCCATAGACGAATTGCCCACGGCCGTATTGGAATTACCTGACTGATTCTGGGCCAGGGCTCCGAATCCCAGGCCGGTGTTGTCGCTCCCTGTGTTATTCAACTGCAACGCCACATTCCCAAGGGCCGTGTTGCCCGAGCCCGTGCTGTTGGCGTTCAAAGCATTGAAACCGACACCGGTGTTGGAACTGCCGGCCTGATTCTGGGCAAGCGCCCCGAAACCTTGGGCCGTGTTGTCGCTCCCTATGGTATTCAACTGCAAGGCCCCGTTCCCCACGGCCGTGTTGCCCGAGCCCGTGCTGTTGGCGTTCAAGGCATTGAAACCGATTCCGGTGTTGGAATTGCCCGACGTATTCTGGGCCAGTGCCCCGTAGCCCTGGGCGGTGTTGTCGCTGCCTGTATTATTCAACTGCAAGGCCCCGTTCCCCACGGCCGTGTTGCCTGAGCCCGAGGTGGCATTGCTGAGCGCGTTGGTGCCCACGCTGGTATTGTCAGTCCCCGTGGCATTCGGGATGGCTGTGCCAAATCCCAGGGCCAACGAGCCGGGTTCCACGCTGGACAAGACTTCAGAATTCTGCAGTTCGTAGTACTCCTGCGCGTTAATAATGGGGGCCGTCAGATTTCCAAGTGGAATGTTACTGCCAGACCCAGCCTCCGTGTCCACGTTGTTGGCATAGATATTTTCCGCCGACAACTGGTTAAAGACCCCATGCTGGGAAACTCGAAAGTTCTGAAACTCTTTGTCAGCATTCTGAGGAGTTTTTCCAAACGCCATTTTTTTGTTTCTTGTTTTTTTGTGTTTCTTTTTTGGCGGGATGTTTTGGGTTTTTTTTGGTGGGATGTTTTTTGTGTTTTTTTTGTGGGAGGTTTTTTTTTGTTTTTTTTTTGTGGGATGTTTTTTGTGTTTTTTTTTAGCGTTCGAATCCAAAATAATAGACGCTCGATTGATCGTTCGTGTCGAGGGTTTGTGGGGTTGCGGAATTTAGGGAGTTGATGATGAAAGAAACGCCAGGATTTACGCTAACTTGCAGCACTCCAAGGGAACCGCTCCCAGCAGTACTGAATCGGGTCACCAAGATCACCGTTTTCGACGTCACCGCAGTAGTCGGGATAGTCACGGTGCCATTCACCAGGTTCGCCTCGCCGCTAACGGTCCCGTGGATGACCAGTTGTCCCGAGGCAGTCGATTGGCCTCCGGCACCGAGAATAATGGAATTGCTTACGGCTCCCGAACTCACATCGGCTCCTTGGCCCAAGGCACTATTGAAACTTCCCGTAGTCACCGTCCCTAGAGTCGCCTCCCCGACTGCCGTGTTACAGATACCCGAAAAGTTTGCTTGTAAACTACCGCTTCCCACAGCCGTATTGGAATCGCCATTGTTTTGGTTCAAACTATTGGTGCCGATAGCCGTATTGCCGATGCCGGTGACGTTATTGGCTAACGAAGTGGCACCTTGGGCCGTATTGAGGTTCCCAAGGGTGTTGATCGCCAGAGACGAAAGGCCCACGGCCGTGTTGCCCGTGCCAATGCTGTTGGCGTTCAAAGCCTTGAACCCGACACCTGTGTTGTAATTGCCCGACGTATTCTGGGCCAGAGCACCGAAGCCATGGGCGGTGTTGTCGCTCCCTGTGTTATTCAACTGCAAGGCCGCATTCCCGACGGCCGTGTTGCTCAAACCCGAAGTGTCACTACTGAGCGCGTTGGTGCCCACGCTGGTGTTCCCGGTCCCCGTGGCATTCGGAATGGCCGTGCCAAAGCCCACGGCCAATGAGCCGGGTTCCACGCTGGACAAGACTTCAGAATTCTGAAGTTCGTAGTACTGCAGCGCG